TCCCACCATGCTTGAGATTGAGACTAATAGCCATCGGGCTACCCTTTCGATTCAAGAGATACCACATTCGGAGACGCTTCGGAATGCTTATCAAGGTACTGAATGGCGGAAAGAAGGATGTTGCGGTTTTCTTTCATTTTGCCAATCGCCTGATTGCAGGCTTCACACAGAAGGCCACGAACCTTGCCAGTCGTATGGTTATGATCGACAGCTAGCGCCTTGGTTTTCCCGCCGCGCGTGGCCGTTTCTTCCTGATCGCAAATGGCGCATTTGTTGTTTTGAGCAATGGCCATTGCAATGTAGGCGCTCATATCAATCCCATATTTCTGGGTCAGATAAGTGTCCTTCCATTCAACTGGATATGCTTCACGATGAGCTTTCATGTATTCCTTCCGATCCGTGGAAAGAAACTTGTTAGCTTTTGAGCCCATGCCGTTTGTTTCGTAAAGATTGGCAATTCGCAAATTAAGCGTATCGCCATCGTGAAAACCAAGACGTGCACGAGGCCACTCACCGTAATGGAGCAACCAAGCTAGCTTGGCGGCGGGAATAGAAGCGCCATCAATACGAATGTACCGATAGGAAACTTTCTCGCCGCCCTTGCCAGTCCGGGTTGCCTTATCGCACCCAGCGATTGATCCTGCACACACATTCCGGGATGCGGGGACAATCCAAGTGAAAATCCCCGTATCAGCGTCGTAAGCCAACTTCTTGGCGATAGTATCAACAGTCAGGCCGTATTCTTCGGACATGGAAGCACCTTTCTTGGTAACGCTTACAGGGAAATTGTATATCCCTTTTTGCGTATCCTGTAAAGAGGCTTCCATGTTTTTACCCTTCTGTTGATTTCTCAGCAAAATCAAGAGGTTGGGAAGCTACCATAGATGGAGCGCCAGTTATAATATCCGAAGCTATACCTCTCGTAGCCCTTCACAAGAAGGTTATCCGTGACGAAATCCACCTGCATATCCGTCTCGAACTTGATGCGCTCCATGTAGGAGAGGCCATCGATGTTCGTGAGCAGGAACCAAGCGTACTGCGACGTGAGGAAGTCGTTGACCATGTACGATTCCGGCAGGCCACCGGCGGTCGTCATAATGGCATTGACATCGTTGTCGGCGGTGCCGGGGCGGAGTTCCGTCTTGAGAAGGCGGATCGCGACGGGCTCAAGCTGCGGAGGAATAATCAGCTTGCGAGCGCGGGCGAACACCTTCAGACCGGCCTGATCCTTGAAGTTCGTGCGGACCGCGATCATCGCGTTCAGCAGCGTGGCTTCGTTAAGATCAACCTGCGTCGAGGGGGTGTTGGCGACCGTGCTGCCGTCAATCGGGTGCGCCGTCGAACACAGAGCAACGCCGTCGCCGCCAACAGAGGCATTGTACGTTGTCGCGGTGTTCAGGATCGTCGCGCCGTAGATTTCCTTGGTCTGCTGGAAGGACTCGATCAGGCCAAGGTTCGACGGATGAAACTGGGTCTTGTACAGGTTATCGTCAATCGCCTTGCGGGTGATCGCGTAACCAAGACCAATTTCGGTGTGCTCCTGATTGTACACATAGCGTTCGCCCGCGCCATTATCGAAAGCGGTCTGGCCGCCTTCGGTCTTGAGCTGGGCAAAGCCAAGATACCGCATTTCAGCGGTGCGCTCGAAGGCCAGCTTCGAGTCGTGCTTCGTGAAAATCTTGTCGTACTGAGATGGGATCATCTCGTACTTGCCTTCAATACCCCTCAGACCGGGGAGGAGAAGGTCTTTGATGGCACTAAGATTAACAGCCATGTTCCCTTACTCCTTAAATGCCGGTGACGCCGGACTTCATGGCCGAGTTGTTGAACCCGACGACGATCCGGTTATAAGCCGAGGTGGAATCATTACCGTTGATACCGGCGATCGGGTTCGACCCGTCCGGGGTATAATTGGCAAGAGCAATGACGCGGAAAGGCAACGCGTTCGACGTGCCAAGCGTATACTGATCAGCATACGCGGTGGACAGGCCGTTCGACACGTTGCCGGGCGTGGTGCCAAGCGTGTTGGTGTTCGTGCCGGTGCCAGTGCCATACGCAATACCAATGTTTTGACCAATGGCCGAAACGCCAACGGCGGTGGCCGTGGTGTTCGAGTTAGCGGTCTGAACAATGAACTGCGCGTTCGGGTCGGTGATGACATAAGCCGTCACGGACGGGGCGCTGGAGTTCACGTCGCCGACGCCGGGAAAGTAGTTCGACCAGACAGTGCGCTTCTGCGACACCGAAAGGTACTTACAACCGACGAAAACGCCGACAAGATTGCCCGCGCCGACAGTCGAACCATCGCCGGTGCTGTTGGTGCCCATCTGGCAAATGAAACCAGTGGAGAGCTGGGCAACGGGGTCGCCGTAGAAAATCTGAGGATTAGTGGAATTCGTGGCGGAAATGGCAAGCTGGACCTGTTCATAGGTCGGAGCCGAGCCCGTACCGCTGTACTGATTGAAACCGTTGGGCGCGTTGGTATTCGCCATGACGGGTTCTCCTTTTTACAGGAAAGTCCATCATCGCACACCGGGGCGACTAAGAACCGGGAATTTGTTAAACTTCCACGCCGGGGGAAGCCGGTCAAAAATACACGATTATAAAACAAAGTAAAGGGGGGCCGAAGCCCCCCTCATATCGTCATTCAGGAATGGGAACGGCTTCCCAACCTTTTTTCACTTTCGCCAGCGGCGCGTCTTTATTGTTGCGGCTAAACTCGCCCGGACGCGCTTCGCCAAGCTGTGCTTCCTTATTGCGGACCTGAAGGCGGGCGCGACGCTCCTCGATGTTCTTAGCCTCGTCCGTCAGTTCAGCCGGGCGCTCCATGAGGATCATGCCCTTGCGGGTTACATACTGGTCCTTGCTGCTGGCGGGCATCAAGTGCGGCAAACGATCAACCGGGACCGGCTCCCAACCCTTGCGAGCCAAGGAGACGGCATAGGACGGGTCTTCCGCCCCGGCGACCGTGTGGCGCTTCCACTCATAGGACCAACCCGGCGGGATGTCCGTGGGGTCAATGTAAAACTCATCGACACCTTCATCCATCGAGCCAATGTTGCCACGGATTTCAGCGGCGCGTCGGGCCGCCCTAGCGCGCGGATCTTCCGCCTTCATTTCCGGGCGCATTGGTGGCCTAGAGGGCGGCGGAGCGGCGTCGTTCGAGGCAAGAGATTCAAGAACTTCATCGGCCTCGAAGCTTTCAACGGCGTCCTTGCGGGTCAAGAAGCTTTTGCGCGGACGACCGCGCCTTGATGTCATGTCGTTCACTGGAGTTTCCCTTCTTTCTGGAGAGCGCGCTTGTTCTTGGCGTACTCTTGTTCAGTCATGCCCCAAAGCTGCGCCATTTCGCGCTCGGCGGCGGTCAAACGCACTACATCCGGCCTAGAGCCCGTGCCCGTTCCCGCCCTCGACACAGGAGCGGACGGCGGGGCCGATCGTCGCTGCGTCACCTTGGCGGCATCCGCCATGGCTTCATCCCTCACGGGCGGCGCGGACTGGCGGTTGATACGCAAAACGTCCTCGACGGCGGCGAAATACTCGTCACTGTCGGGAACATAACCGTCCGCCACGGCCAATTGATGCGCCGCGATCATCTTTTTCGTCAAACGCTGATCACGCGCATATTCAGGATGCGCCCTAACCCATGCGGCGCTCTGTGGCGTCAACTGAGACGCCAGAGCCTCGACGGGGTCGGCGGGCTCATACTTGGGCGGAGCCTGCTTAGGCTGCGCCTCCATGGCCTGCCTGCCGCTTTCAAGCTGGAGAAGCTTGGCGGCGTTCGAGGACATCTCCTGCTGAACGTCGGCGGCCCTGTCATAGTCGCCGGCGGCCATCGCGTCTCGATACTGCATCCGCAGAATGTCATTATTCCGCTTAACCGTGTCGATGGCGTTGGTAATAAGGTGAAGATTAGTCTCACTCACCTCATTTTGCGCTTTGTAAGCCTGCTGAGTGGCTTCCTGAGCGCGTTTTTCAGCGTTTGCGCGAGCCGAACGCTCCATTTCGATTTGCTTACGCAGTTCTTCAATGCCCGTTTCAGGGGCAATGACGTCGTCCTTGGCCTCCTCGGCCTTAACGACTTCGATTTCGGGCTCTTTTACGGCGGTTTCAGCCGGCTCAAGCTCAATTTCGACTTCTTCATTTTTATCCGACATTTATTTCTCCTTACCAAACGCGGTCAGGCGCATCAATGCGTCCGCGCACGCTGACATCATCCAAAATACGACACAGAACACCGTTGACAGTGATATTCCAACCATCGGAAGGCTTAAAAACAAGCCAATCGCCAAGGTTAAATTCTGTGTTTTCAAACCAAGCCCCATCTGAAACAAAAGCAGTGTTGCCTTTTTTGACCAATAGACCAACCTTGGACTGGTAACGGTCTTCGTCGGTCGTCTTGTCCGACAAGTAAATGCCGGATTTGGTCCTCTGAGGCCGAATATAGACGGCAACAAGCACCTGATTGTTGAAGATTTCGACCTTGCTGATGTCCCCGAGTTCCTTTTTCAAGGCTTCCTTGGGGTCGACTTCGTGCGTCATAAGCATGAAAGGCATTACTGGTTCTCCCGGTTAAATTCCACGTTCCCGCTTGCTGACAATATCGTTCGCTTCCTCAAAAAGCTCTAAAGCCTCTCGAAGTCCCGCGATTCTACCAACTTTTTGGCGAAAACTTTCGATGCTGTCGACCGTTCTTCCGGTGGACAGTTCTTCCTTCAACTCTTCAATTCGCGCGTAAATGAGTTTTGATAGTTCACGCTCAAATACGCTTGCATAGGTTAACAACACAGCCTCCCGAGCCGTTCCCCCCGAATGTTCAAACCGGCGGCTAGTCCGGGAGGGTTGACTAGCCGCCGGTGATCCAGAACGCCGACCGAACGGCGCTCCGAACTTTAGCCGCGAGGCGGCGTCAGGCCATAGGCCCTGATCTTCTCCAACCGACCTTCGCCGCCACCCGCGCCGTCATGGATCGGGTAGGCGCGACCACCTGACTTGCGGCCCATGGGGGGCATACCCTGCGGCCCCGCCTGCATGGGCATGGGGACAGGCATCGCCATCGGCGCGCCAGCGCCAGCCGGCGGCATACCCTGCGGCGGCGGAACCGGCACGGGCTGCGCCGGCAGACGCGGAGGCATACCGCCCGGAGGCATCATGGGATTGCCCATGGCGCTGTCGGGATGCTTGCCAGCAATGATGATATTGACGTTCATCTTGCCTTTGCCAGCTTTGCCGCCAGCGGCGCGAGCCATGCGACCGCCAGTCGGGCGCGTGCCCTCGAACTCACCGTCGGCGACAGCCGAACCGCCCTTGGCGTGGTGCATGTGCTTCAGGGTTTCGGCGAGGCGGGCGCGCTTGGCGAGCTTGGGATTGTCGCTATGCGCGGCCTTGGCGAGCTTCTTGGCGGGGATTTTCTCGCCAGCCGGAACGTGCAGCGACTTGTGCAGCGCGCCGGGATG